ACAACCCCATTCTTAATAGCGGGCGTAACATACGCCATTTTCGTACACTAGCACCTGGTCATAAGCCGCAAAGGCAGTCTGGAGGATGGTAACGTTACCAGCGGGTGTGTAGTTGGCAATGTAGAAGATATCCGATGTGTTGGTGTTGGTGCCAGCAAAGATGGATGCCTTATCCGCATTCTGGTATATCTCCATGTCGATGCCAACCAAGAAAGCACCGGAATCCTCAGTGGATGCCTCGGTCAAGCCCGCAGCAGTGTTGGGGATATCGAGAGAATAGGCGGTGTTATCAATAGAGGGCTGGAGTTGTAAATCAGCAACTGAGCCAAAGCATTTAATTGCCTCAGTGTAAATCTCCGGCACGGTTGAAGGGGCAGTCGAGGGCAGGACCTCGGAACCGACACGGAAGTTATAACTGGTAAGACCAAACTTGCAGTGGGACGAGGGGTATTGGGCAGCAGTTCCTGCAGTGGTTCTAGTGGCAACAAAGATGTTCTTGAGCGAACTGAACTTGGCGGGCACAGGGAAAGACACCTGTGTTCCGGAAGTGGTGATGGCTGCGGAGTTGGTGTATGACCTGTATGATGGCAGGACCATCTGCATCGGACTGGAAGAACCAGACTTAATGGCAGCAATGGCACTATCGGGCAGCTCGAGGAACTCTCCACAGTAGTTGATGGCTGTGGCAGTGAAATTGAGACCAGAACCACCTTCAACCATCATCGCGCGGATGAGGGAAGACTGGAGCACTAACTCAACTCTCAAAGGAGCAGCAGTCATCTCCCATAGGGGCAAATACTTCTCACCTGCCAAAGCACCAACAAGGGACACCAAGTTGATAGCAAAGGGGAAAGTAGTAGTAGCAGCAGCAAGAGCACCTAAAGCACGACCTCTGTTGACAGAGCGGACGTTTGCTAATGCGGCAGCAGCAACGGCAACACCTGAGTATTCCTCATTGGTTCCGGTAGTAATGCCGAAACGACCCTTGACAGCATCCTCGGGCGCCTGGAAATCATACAGAATTTTGGCAATTTGACCATAGTTATCAATATCTTCACGATAATACCACGCTATAACTAATAAGCATTTCCTCTTATTAAGCGTCTTGTCTTTTTAAATGGGACAAGCACCCTCTCGGGTGGGACTAGACTATATCTTAAGCATCATCAGGTTGATTAGACCATCATTTGATGCCCACAGGCATTTAGTCGTTGAACCGCCTTCATATCCTATCATAACGGACTTAGAAGACTGGCTGCGGATTGCCCTATAATATGAAACTTATTACTATACCAAATGTTGTTAGCATTTGCCACTACAATGTTTCCACTGTAGTTTAGTATTTCATACCTTGAGGGGTTTCCCGCAATTTGGATGTGTTGCCCTAAATAGGACTAGCATATCTTTTGGATACACTTTTTCTGCCTGAAAATTTGATAATTATTTTATAAGCAGATTACTTCCGTGGAATACACGGACTCTCTGGATAAACTGGTGCCATCCGCACGACTCCAAGCAAGAACTGGTAGAGGCACCGGAAGCAATCAAGTTGAATTGACCTCTCAAATACGATTCAGAGGGGACAAGCGCGGTGTTGGCGCGGGTGGGGATGTTGATGGTGATGGTGTCACCGGGGTTATATGTTCCCGTTCCACCCTGGGGCTGGATTTGGGTTAAGTAGCGACGGGCAGGAGCAGACTCGACCTTTGACTGAAACTTGAGGTTGGCAGGAATCATTATAATATTGTCGAAGATAAAAACATTTGGAAATCGTCTAAATGTTTTTAAAGGGAACGGTCGTTCCCTTTTAATCCCATACTCAAATGGGGGGTTCAAGGGGGTCAAAGACCCCCTGTTTATCGTTTGAGGAGATTTCTTTCTAAACCCGCGGAAACCTTTCTGGTTAAAGCCTCCTCGACCTGTTTCATGACAGGACGCATCAATAGGGGAATCTTTGAACCTATCATTGATTTTCCCAGCGGCATTTTATGACCCATCATCGATTTTCCTAAAACTTGCTTGTGGCCAATCATTATAATCTATAATAATAAAAGAAACCGCGGTTTCTCTTTGACTCTTCCCTTTTTGGGGTTGCCCCTTCGTTTATTCGATAAACTTGATGCAATCCAATTGAAGGGTCATCTGATATTGTATACCGTTCATATCGATAAGCCTCGCCTCATTGTCTAAAAGCCGTATCTGGATTTGGTCTAGTTTATTGACATAGAGGTTTGTCCTAAAATTGTTTGTGTTGGTATATGTGATTATGCTAAAGGGCGCCACGAAAACCGGGATTGTTGCTAAAATATTCTGGTTATACGGTTGTGCTACATTCACATTGTAAGTGGGAAAATTGACCTCTACATTGATGGCGCGGATTTGATTCAGATTTACGCAGTCTCGACCCGTGAGTGTTCTTCCACTACTCGTTGTGTTTGTCGTTTTGCTAAACCCAATGATATGGTTAAATGTGTCGGCGTATATAATAAAATTATTCGTTGTATGTGTTATCGTTATTTTGCTCGTGATGCTACTGTATGTCAGCGTATAATCCGCTCCCATTATGTTTGATAAAAAATTAATTAGTTGCGTAATATTGTAATTTCCAGGCGGGATATCGTAGGTGTGACTCGGCGCGGTTGTGAGTCCCCAAGTGAATGTGTTATCGAAGCTGGTGATTGAGTAGAAACTATATGGGATATTCGCATTCTGGAGCGATAGATAGATATGGTGACCGTCTGGAATCTCGATAACGGGTAAATAGTAAATAGTGTTGGCAGTGTTGCCATCAATGGTCTCAGTGGCATATCGGCTGTTTAAATAGATTTGAAGTGACTCGATGTGCTCCATAGTTATAATAATACGAGATTTTATACCTTCTCACCGTTCTTTGTTATCATTAAGTGATTGAAATTGCGGTACATCGCATTCTCTATCGTGTCAATATCGAGGTGCGCATATTCTTTTTCAAAGACATAATCGTAGAGGTTCTTGGCGTCGTCCTCTTTCATTTGAAGCAACTCCTGATTGATTGAGTTCCACTCCTCTCGGTTCTTCGGTTTGAATATCGTTGCGAATGTGGTTTGCTTTCGCAGCATCTTCGGCATATACAAATACGATTGGAGCGTAAAGATAAAGCAAGTGTTGAGGTGGCGCGCCTTTATCAACATCGTGTTCAACAGTCGCTGGACATCCTTCTCTTTTAAAGACGACGCCATGTCATCGATTATGACGCAATTGTACTCCATCTCATCATCGTCGTCGTGCTCCTCTTTTCGCTCTTTAAGTTCTTTATATAAGTCTTCTAAGTTGTCACGGGTCAATTCATTTATGACCTTGTCGTGTTTTTCGAACGGGTGATGTTGGACACTTTGGAAACTGATTGCTGGTGTGAACAAGTAGAGGTGATGGAACTTGCGGTGATACGCACCACCCCGTCTAAACTGATTCAGCAATAACGACGTCTTGCCAGATCCGCCAGACCCAATCATCAAATAAATCATTCCATTACGTCGTGATATCCCCTCTACAATATCGGGGATGTATTTATTCATTTTCTCCTTCACCGGCTTGATATCCTTAAACTTGTCATTGGGGACTTCACTGATATCGAGAGGCATTATACTATGGATAAAGATATTTAGGGCGTTGTTTAATTACGCCAACTTTATTTTCTCAGTGTCATTTATACAATGGATGATACTGAGCCACACGAGGATACCGAGTCACTAACAAAACCTAAGTCAAAAAAGGATAGGTCACCAGCGCAAATCGCCGCATTTGAGAAAATGAAAGCCGCTGCAGCTGCTAAACAAGGAAACAAAGTCATCGACCCCACCAAGAAGGCAGTGCTTGCCATGGTCAAGGAAAAACTAAATGGTCCACCAAAGGCCGCCGCTCCACCACCAGAATCCGACTCCGATGAGGATGAGGTATCAGAAGTGGAGGAGCCGGTCGCCCCTCCGCCAAAGAAAGTCAAGGCCTCCAAGGTTGTAGAGGAGCCCAAAAAGGCACCCAAGAAGAGCAAGGCCACCCCCTTGCCAGTTGAATCAGATTCGAGTAGCGAGGAGGAAGTCATCGTGGTTAAGAAAAAGAAGAAGACAAAGAAGAAGACGATTATATATGAAGAATCGTCATCTGATGAGGAGCCGCCTCCTCCACCCAAGCGAGAGACCCGCGATACCAAGACCCAGCAAAATAAGTCAAGTCGATTTAAGGTAAGTTTGTCAGAAGTGAAACCGGCTGGTCCTGTATATTACTTTGCTGATTAAGAGCGCGCCATTCGGCGCGACGAGCCTCTATCTTTTCCAATTCCAAATCTATCTTGCGACGGATTCGCTCGATGTTGCTCAGCTTGGCGCGCTTCGCGCGCTCTTTACGCGGTTGGGGGTTCAAGGGGGTCTTTGACCCCCTGTTATAGTATTTGGCATCTTTTGCTACATACTGTCTTTTTGCTTTGGGGCGTGGATTCTGTTCTTTATACCACTCGATGTAATCCTTATTAGCCGCCCTCCAACATTGTTGATATATTCGTTGATACTCAGCCCGGTCCATATATTATTTATTAATATAAATGTTTCCAATCCATATTTTCGAATCCTTCTCTCCATGACTGGATACTATGACTATGACGTACATTTTTCCACATAGTATCATGAGTTGCTTTTGTAAGTAAAACTTGGTATTTGTCGTTGATATTTCGGATCGCCGCAATATATGCCCGCTTGTAATAATCCTCGGCAGCCTTACTTTCAAAAAATAGAATATA